AGGTAAGAGATCATTCCCTCGGTCGCTGTGCCGATTTGAGATCCTCGAGCGGCTGTACCGGAAAAGACCATGACCGCCTGATCCATAAGAAAATCTTGGACATTTGCGGCGGTGAGCACCTCACCGGCGGTAAAAACTTTGCGGCCTGACATATTTCTCCTAGAAGGCTAGCGCGTTGCCAGCATCTAGCTTACCAAACTGCTGGTCATCTAGAACAAACAACGCAAAGTCTAGGGTAGAGAACCCAAGACTCATAATGTGATTATTTAGGTCGATGCTGTTATCTATTCGGATAATCTCGGCGAACTTCTCGATCGCGGGGCTTATGCCGTTAGGGGTAAATTTGATAGAAACTACATCCCCGATTTCCAGCCCTAACAGATCTTGCTGATCTCCTAAGGAAAGCTCATCGACAATAATCTCTACCGACTCAAACCGATACTCAGGCTGAGCGTATTTATTAGCGTAGAAGGTAGCTAGTTCGGCTACATCTGTATCGGAGGCTATTAGGAGATCTTCCCTAGTTAGGTTGAAGATTCCGTAAGTATCTATAGAGTCGAGATCTAGGGCTATAGCCTCATTATTAGTTATAGCCGAAGAGATAACTACCTCATTAGCTAGAAGCTCCGAACCATATTGAACCTTTAGAGACTGGTAGGGGATTCCTGTTCCATCGTCAGCCAGCGTAATTCCTGCAGAGGTAGGTGCGGCGATTCGGTCGCGGAAGATAACATTACCGGCCTTACCGATAAAGAAAGCGCCTGGCTCGGACTGCTCTACTAATCTAAGATAACTAAGAGCATTTATGTTATCCGGAATAACATCCGCACCGAGAGTCATTAGACCGGTGTCTATATCTCTAAGGCTAGCCGGCCAATTTATTTCAGGCAGGTCAAGGATTGTATTTATTCTTTCCCCTGATTTCTGCTCCGCATTAGTTCGAGTTGCTAGGGTTTGGGTAGCAAAGCTCGAGGTAGCATCCGAACAAGCGGCGGCAGCTATAGAGTCTCCATTAGGCTCATAGGAAAGATTCCAGTCATCTACTAGGCCAACAAATTGGACTATTCCTCCGGAGCTTATTCTTACCTGTCTCTTGGGAACAATCTGGCCCGCATAGGGAGATAGCGAGTATTCAGGGTCGAAGGTTCGATCATTATTATTGAAAACTATATTTGCTAATCCAGAATCGAACTGGTCTAACTGCCTATTCTTACCGCGCTGTATCGCCACCGATTGAACTAGATTAGTTACATCGAAGAATAGAACACCGGCTAAGAGGTATTCGGTATTATCTAGTTTTCCCTTTATCGGATCGTCGAGGATAAAATAAGGCCCAAGACCGGATGAAAGGATATCGAATCCGATCTCTACCTTTTGTACTGGCTGACTCAATTTGTCGGACTTACTAGGACTTGGCCTCCGGCGGAGACATACTTAGTAATCGTATTACCGAGGCTCTTACCTACCATCGCTAGAGATTGGGTCGAGTCGGTCTTTACATTGATATTTATAACTGTTCCTACCGCTCCCGCTCCGGCGGCTCTAAGTCCAGCGGCCTGGCTTCTAAATAAGTTTCTGCTCTCTATCGCACTCATAGCGGCGGCGGTATTACCTGCGATAGCGGCTCTATTAGCAAACTCATTAGCGGCAGTAATTCTCTCGGTTAGATACTCTAAGACCTTGCCGATATCCGAAGCTGAGTCGATAAGGATTCCGGTCGCATCGGTAATAGCCGAAGCCGCCATATTTACTCCGGTAAGTCCTCCGGTAGTCGCTCCGCCGGTCGCACCTGGGCCAGTAGGAGAGGTAATCTTTTCGATTCGAGCATCGGCCTCAGATTCGACTTTTCCGAGTTTCTTCATAAACTCATCGACTACTTTTCCGAGGCCTCCGAGATCTCCCTTCATAGATTCGATGTTGTCGGTAAAGGCTGTTCTAATTTCTTTTACTGCCTCGATTAGAGCCTTGTTAGCTTCGATTACCTCATCATTGAAGGTTTGCTGTAGATCTTTTAGGGCTATCTGTAGATCATCTTGAGTCTTTGCATAAAGATCCTTTAGGGCTGTAGTAGCTAGGCCGGCATCTTCATAAATCTGCTTAGCTAAAGCATCCATACCAGATTCAGATTCGGACTCGATAGCTTCGAATAATCCTCTAAGCTCTCTTTGGGTTTCCGGAGTGGCCGCTAAAATCGCTCCTGCGAGTTCATTACCGGTTTCTGTACCCGCGGCTACTATTTGCTCTATAAAGGTCTGTGAGAAGCCCCGGGAGGCTAAAGCGGCACTATTAGAGAGTAGTTGCCTAGAAGCAATTAGCTTAGCCCTAAGCTCTTCGATTAGGACATTTACCGGATTCTCTTTAGTTAGCCCTGCCTCGACTACTTTATTCAGCCTCTCGAACTCGCTCTTAGCGGTTTCGTAGGCCTTAGTAGCGGACTCTAGCTGTCTCTTTGTACTCTTAGGGTCGGCTAGGGTTTCCTTTAGATTTTCATCCGCATCCCTTAGCCGCTCGGTAGCGGTTACTAGATCCTCGGTAGCCTTATCGTAAGCCTCTTTACGCTTAGCCTCTTCGGTCTTGAAGGCATCAAAGAGCGTAGCTACATTTGTAGCAACTGCGGCCTGGTAAGCGTTTCTAAGTCGATCCTGAGACTGCCTTACTATATCGGCTAACTTATTAGCAAAATCTTGCTCGGTCTTTACTATCGAATCTGCATATTTCTTCTGTGCCTTAGCTACTGTCTCGCTATAGGCATCTTGCGCTTTAGCTAAATCTTTCTGCGCTTCCTTTATAAACTTGCGGACTTTCTCCGCAGCGCTCTCGCCTTTCTCTGTTGTAGTAGTTGTAGTAGTAACTACAGGAACAATAGAAGCGGCTATGTTTCTAAATCTATTTAGCTCACCGGCGGTATCTCTAAGCTGATTCCTTAGCCCATTTAGTTGCAAATTATTTAGGCGATTTATTTCTCCCGCGGTAGCATCCGCACTACCTCCGGCGGCCTTTAGTCGGGCATTTAGTTGGTCGAGCTTAGCCCTAAATTTATCCTGCGGAATAAGCCCATCGGCATAGGCCTCTCGGAGTAATCTAATCTCCTCTTCGATAGCTCCGGTAGCCGCCGCATTTTTATTAGCTTCGGCTGTAGATTTAGCGGCATAATCAGCTACTAGAGCCATACCTCCGGCTAAAGCGATTAGAGCAGTAGCGGCGATTACATATGGGTTTGCGCGGACTGCGGTATTGAAGATTAGTTGTGCGGTAGTCGCAAGCTCGAGAGCAGTCTTTAGGATCTTTAGCGCGGTAACAAAGGCAGTAACCTTTACAGCGACATCTATTAGGGTATCGAGATTCTTTACTATAAACTCAAAGAAATCACCGATAGCGTTAGCGGTATCTTCTATTACTTTCTTACCCTGCGGGCTTGCTAGAAATTCTCCGAAATCTTCGAATACCGGCATAAGTCGATTGCCGACTTGATTTACTAGTTCTGTAACCGCAGGTAATAGGGCTGTTCCAATTTCGGCCTGTAGATCTATAAACCTGGCTCTTAGGATTCTTTGAGAGTTAGCTAGCCCATCGGAGGTATTAGCAAAGTCACCCTGAGTCTTAGCGGTCGATTCGAGAAGTAATCCGTATCGAGCCTGGACTTTCTGCTGTTCGGTCATAGTCTCGCCAACAGCTATTAGGCCCGATCGAAGAGCATAAGCCTTTACCTCGGACTCGAGAAGATTTATACCAAAGCGCTTTAGAGGCTCGGCCTCTCCCGCTAGACCTGACTGGAATACCTGTAGGGCTTCCGATACTTCGATGTTGAATACCGAAGCAAAGTCCGCGGCTCTAGTTGTAATGTCGCGGATAAAGCCGGATACATCGCCACCTTCTCCTACTACTCTCTCCGCAAAGGCAGAGAATCTAACCGCGGCCTGATTGAACTCCGATTGAGCTAGACCTAAAGATTCAGCCGCATTTTCGCCAATCGCCAAAACCGCGGTCGCAGATCTTCCAAAAGAAACATTTACCGCGTTAGTAGATTCGGCTAGATCCGAGGCTTGCTTTATAGCATCGACTCCGAACTTACCTATAGCGGCGGTAGCGATACCAACCCCGATAGTTACGGCGCGGAAGGCCTTATCTATTCCCTCGCCTAATTTGCTAAAACCATTTTGAGCTTGCTTTAGTCCGGCATCGTCAAAGACTGACCGGAGAACAACTCTTACTTGCGCCATTTATCTATCTCCGTATGCCTTATCAAAATACTTTTGCACAACTTCATCTATTTCTCTAGCGACTACATCTATCTTGCGCTCTAGAGCTTCCCATCCAAACCTAGAGGGAGATCCGTAGCGCTGGACTAGCTTTCGGATAAGGTTCGCTCCCTGCCCATTTACCCTATGCCTTCTAACGCCTAATTCTCCGTTGCGCTTTCTATAGGCATAAGCCCTAGAGGTAGTGCCGTAGTTACCGCTTCCGCCTCGACCTGCCATATCGGCCATCGCTACTGCGGGAGACATAATAATTACCTTAGCTATCGGAGTAGTAAGGCTTTTACCGGAAGGCTTTATAGCGCTCGAGATCTGTAGAGCCTTTGGGCCTTTGCCTATAGCCTTAGATTCGCCAATAGAGTTCTGCCCTGTTCCCTGCCAGTTTAGCCGGCCTTCATTTATCGAGTAGAGGAGAGATCCATCCCTGCGGCTCTTACGCTGTATAACAAAGCCCATGCCCGATAGGGGAGGCTGATTGGGGATATTCTGCTTTATCTCATCCGCAACCGGCTTAGCGATTTTCTTTATTTCTTTCCGGTATTCTCGAACTAGGCTAGGCTCCATATCCTTTAGCTTTTTTAGCATCGCTTTCATATCGCTCGAGTCGATATCTAGAACACGATAAGTCACAGGCCACCTCTAGAACATTCTACCTAATAGAAAACCGATCCCGAAGGATCGGCTTCTATTGCTTACTAATTTCTTGCGCTCGCCAGATTAGGTATCTACCCATTGTCCATAGCATCCGCTCATCTAGCTCGAGTAAGTCTTTAGGACTTATTTTGTATTCATAAGCTAGAGAAACTAAATACCAGTGGGCAGAGCTTGCGCCTAATCCTTCGATGCTTTTGGGTCGCTAGCTCCGATAGAGGCTACTGTTTCTGTCCACTTATCGAAGTCTAGAGAAATCTGCTTCTCTCTAGTTAGCGCCGACCAAGCAAGCCAGAGCAGGTGAGTAACTTTCATCTCCTGCCCTAGCTTGGCTATGCTTAGGTCAAATTTCGATTCGAATCGAACCATATCGGCCATTATTACTTTGACCTCTTTAGTCGATCCATCGTTGTATTCAACATCGAGTTGCATACGCATTTTTGGTCTCCTTTCTTATTTAGTTATTAGGACTCGTTGCGAGCGATAGCACCCGTGATAGTCCAGGTGAGATTCTGGACTGCCAAGTCACCCACCGCACCACTAACTGGGGTTAGGTTGTCGATCAGAGCAGTGAATTCATACTCAGGGGTCGAGGTTCCAGTTGGGGTTCCAGCAGGATTGATTGTTACAGTCGCGATTGTGTTGAACAGCGACCATAGAACATCGTCAAGAGCGGTGTTCGCATAGTCATTGTGGAAGCTCAAAGTAACCGAACCGGACTTGAGGCCACCCTTGTATGTTCTGAATCCAGAGTCTCCGAAGGAAGTGGTCTCAATTGCATCTGCGGTTACAGATAGCTCCACGCTATTTACCGACTGAGAGATTGCAGTTCCATTTAGAGCAACTACAACATCTGTCAGAATTTGCTTTGCCATTTATTTCTCCTATGTGTTAGCTAGCTAAAACACGAACATTGAACTCGGCTGCCAGATAAGTAACATCTGAAATTACAACCGCGCCATAATTCGTCATTTCGGTTACTATCGTGTCGAAGGCCTTGCCCGATAGCTTCCTATCAGATTCTACAGCAAGAGATATCGAGTAGTCTCCGGTGCTTGAGCAATAAGAATCTAAAGCGCGTTGTGCTGTTCTTTCATCTACCCTGCCGACAATAACTTGAACAGCGAAGTTATATTCGGTCATACCGCGTTGGAAGTCTTGGTGATAGGCAACTCGACTTAGCTGGACTACCGCAATAGGAGGACTCGGATTATCTGGAATAGTAGCTCCGACTCGAAGCCCTGG